TATCCTGCATTTCCACCTGGGTTTTTACTTTCTAACCTTTTAAGTATGCCAATATCTTTCTCTGTTAACTTCATTGAAGGGGTACTCCAGATTGTTAGGTAGAGAATCTAAAACTCCCTACCTAAAATTGTTCTGTAATACCCCTATTTACAGATTACTTAAGCATTCAGCGTACTCAATACCTCAGTGAGTGAAACACCTTGCTTACTAATTGCCACAGTTACTTGGATTTGATTTATCGGAATCTCAGGAATGATTACTACATTGATACCCAAAATTCCAGCATTTACTGCAGCTGGAGGATTATTAGCTGCATCAATTTCGCAAACACCATAGGAAATCATGTTTGCATTAACTTGTGCTGTAAGGTACGTGTTAATTGCGTTAGTTAATGCTCTTTGAAAGGCAACTGTTGGGGTCTCTTGTAAGCCATATTGCAAGTATCGGTACAAAGCAGTTTTAATTACATTAACTGCTCTTCTTACAGATAACCAAGACAATGCAGAAGTATTGCCTGATAAAGTCTGCTGTTCCCACAATGCAATACCCTGACCTACGAAATTCAATACATAGTTAACTTGAGCTGAATGTAGCAAGTTAGCATCTGTGGTTCCATTGTAGTAAATACGTGGTTTTAAGCACTTTGGCAGCTGTCCTCTATTTAATCCAGCAGTGGAGTATCCGGGGTTAAGAGAAGCATCAGTGTGAGCCAATAATGCTCCGATTGTTCCCACTAAAGGTACATAGAGTTGTTGGTTAGTTATTGAATCTGCCTCTAACTGGTCAGGTGAAAACAAAGCACTCCAGGTTGAATTAAGGTTCAATGTAATGTTTCTATAGTCTGCTGCTGACTGTGCAGTTAGCTGAGAAGTAGCTGGAACTGACAACAAACTGCAAGTATCTAGCCTACTTTGTGCCAAGGCGTCGAATCCTTTACCGGAAACAGCATCGCCCAATCCTGAATCCATGAGGATATTGACGGCGTATAGTTGAAAATTGGAGAATACTTGCATTGCAGTAACTATTTGAGCAGAAGTAGGTGCTGAACCGGAACTACCTACACCCAGTGCAATAGTTGCTTGTGTTCCCACTGCTGGAGGAGAGCTCAATGCGGCTGCATTAGAAATGCAATTAACATATTGAGAAAACCCATTAAGGTTAGCGGCAATTTCTGTTTGCATACCAGAAGATGATACTCCTTGGTACAATGTACAAGTAAATTGCTCCAAAGGAGTCGAAGTGGAGACTTGGTTATTGTAGATATTTACTTGAAACGCTGCATTTGACCCCATTGCAGCTGCTGCTTGAGCTGCAGTTAACGGCAGAACTGTGGACGATGGCACATTAGTTGAAGAAACGTCAAGATAAGATGTAGTTGAAGCTCCGACAGTTGCAATCAACCCCAAAGAACCAGCTGCTCTACCATAGATGTTGTAGCCTATTGCATTTGGTACTAAACTCCACTGAATTTGAGGAGCAACGTTAGCTGAAATACTTACATTGCTAGCTGTAGAAGCAGCACCCACTAAATTACCAGGGAATACGGCAGCAACTTGATAAGAATAAGAACCAGCAATCAGGTTAGATGCAGAGGTCGAAGAGGTAGCGGAAGTTCCAGCCGGTATTAAAGCACTATAGGAGGTAATCCCAATTGAATAGGTTGAACTGTAGCTTCCAGGACCAAAATTTGGGTAAATTAAAGCAACAGCTGTTCCCGTTACCCCTGCGGTAGTAAGTAGCCCAGTCCAGTTAGTTACTGGATTTTGTTGGGGGTCAGGAGTAACTACTGGAACGGAAAGAATCTGAGTTCCACCAGCGTTAAGATACAGCAAATAAGCACCAGTGTTATTACCTGTACCCGGTACACGTAAACACCACATTCCAGCCCCACCCAGCAAAAAGTCTTGAGCAGCATAGCCACTCATTGATACGGTAGGATTTGGGTTACCGTACATTGCAAGGTATTGAGACCAACCCGAAACGTAATAAGGAATGGATTGTCCTTGACCTGAAATTACAGGCAAGCAACCAGTTGAAGACAAACTTGATATAATGTAAGCGCTTAAGTTTACTTCTGTCTCGTAAACTCCAGCAGCTCTACTTACTAATTGGATTCCCATGAGTAATTAACTCCTTTTGAATTTTACTTGGTTTCTTAGCCTTCTGTACTTGAAGATTGCGCTGGGGCCGAATAGGAACTAGAAGTTCCAGTTAATGCTACGTATTTAGATCCATCATCATTAAACAAGTAAATGTTAGGGTTCTGTAAAAGGAATCCTGGATCTGGAGTGTGGGCGGAATCTAACTTTGCTCTACCACCAGCAGCCAAGTAGATGTAATGCTTGGTGGAGTCACCCTCTATAATAATTGGTACATTGATTGGGTGGGGGTATCCGTTTGATATCTTCATTGAACTACTCCTTTATTAGTGTGCTTCTACGTTTACAACTTTTGCTTTTCCTTTTGGATTTACTTTAATACCTTTTTCTTGTTTTACTGAGGGTTTTTCCCCTGAAGGTTTAGTTCCTTTAGCATATTTGGAATTAGGATGATCCTTAATGTAGTTTTCTTGTTCTTCTCTACTCCAGTTAGAAAACCAATCATTTGCTGCTTCTACGTAATGTGCTGTGAGTTTCATTTTTACCTCTTAAAATATGGTTGATGGTGAATTTGTTACTGTAACCCCTACTTGAGAGGATAGTTTAATATCTGAAACTGCTCCTTCCGTATCTAATTCTCCATCACTCATATACCCATTAACTGTTATCGTAGCCTGTACAGTGTATATAGGTTCAGATTCTGTTACATTGGTACGTTGTTGAATAGGAACAGAATCGTCACTCATGTAAGAAATACCAATTTTTTGTGACCCATATTGTATGGAGAAAGTTAATTGCTTTCTAACCATGTTTAGCATGTAAGTACGCACAAAATTACGCATTTCGTTTGCATCGTTTGATACGAAAGTTACTTGAACTGCAAACTTTACTGGAATAATAAAGGCTGTAAGGTACTGATTTCCAGTTTCTGCTCTCTTAATGGTTATGCCCGACCTTATGAAAGGAACGCCATAAGAATCGCCATTATACTGGTAACTCAAAATTTCTAACCCAATAAACGGGTAAGAAATTGCACCATACATTTTTTCTATGGTTCGAGTAAGATCAGTACCTGTAGCCCATACTACTTTGCACTTAAATTGTTGCACGATTTGCTTTTCAAAGCCTGCCATGCAGTATACATCTATTGGCTCAATTTTCATTTAGCTTTACGTTTCAAAAGAGCGGACTTAGCTGCAAATTTAACATTATGATTCAAATCCTTAGCTAGCATTTCCAATGTAGACAATGGAGTGTTTGGATGCTTTGCTACGTCTTCCTTAACACTAGCGTACGCACTCTTAGATAAAATTTCTAATGCAGATGGTGGAGTTTTAGGATTTTTTGCTAATGCCTCTCTAATACTCAGCTCCATTCCCTTAGCTAGCATTTCAAGTACGCCAACGGGAGTTTTTTGGCTCTTCGCCATTTTTATCTTTTCTTCTCTAACAGATTTAGAAAGCCAATCATCTGCTGCTTCTACGTAGTGTGCTGTAAGTTTCATCAAGTAGCTCCTTATCTAGAGTTGTTGTGAGTTTTATTTAAGCACATTTGCTGCAACGGCTAAATCGTCAATTAACAGTTCTTGGTCTTGCGGGGTTTCAGTAGTTCCATCATTTACTGTTAACTTGTAAACATGGTTTTGTTTATCTGGAGTACCGTCAACATAGGTCTCTTGCATTTTGTTAGTACCCAAAGCATTATTTTCTTCTTCACCAGAGATATCTACACCGTCTTTTTCAATATCCCCTTTTTCTTTGTTCAATTCCCCGTCGTCTAAAAAAGCTTGAACAAACTCGGGTTTTTCTATTACTCCACCAAGAATGGCTTTAACATCGTCCAACGATAATCCAATGGACACTCCCAAGGCTTCCAGTTGTCCCTCTGTTGGGTTACCAATAATTTCTTTGAACTCATGAATAAAGGCTCGTATATCATCAGTAACAGAGGGAGGTTCAACATAAGTTCCAGCCAGAATAGATGCCATTACTTTGTAAATTCCAGCATTTTCGTCTGGTGAAAATATGCCATTGCCAGAAGTTTGTGCATCTTTACGCAACAAGTTGTTTAGCTCTGTTGAATCATTCCAATCCACTAATACACTTTGTTGCCCTATATCTTCTTGCATTGGGTATTTATTAAGTAGTTCATTACTTTGCATTTTGTACTCCTTAATTACTTAATTAAGCAATGGCTAAACCTTCAATTTGCTTAATTACTAAGGCTAGATATTCAGGATCGTAAGAATAGAGCTGTTTATAATATTCAATGGCAGATTTGCGTCCAAGTCCCCCCAAAGCGGCAGTAACGGCTTTATTCGCTTCTGCCGTAATCTCAACCTTGGTAGTAGCAACAATAGCTTCATTGTTTACTGATAGTTTATCGTTACGGAGTTTAGAAACCACAGTTGTGGTAGTTTCATCTGAAGCAACTACAAATCCGCAGTCCATGTCTCCTTGGGTATCCACAAACGCGCAGACTGAAAACTTTTCAGGAATTTCTGAAGTAACAGCAGTTAATCTTGCAACATCATTTCTTGGGTAATGGACGGATGCCAACAGGGCGGTAAGGTCAGTGTCTCCGTGGCGAACAAGGCATTTTTGACCTGCATGAACTTGAACATCCCACAATGTCTTATCATTGTTATCCATGAGAATGTTATGTCCAAGAACACGGTAATTTGCAGAAATTTGCTGTTTTGAAGGTACACGGATTTCGTTATTGGCTTTAACATAGCCTACAGCAATACCCGGAGAAAGGGAAACAAAGCTGTTCTTAACAGCAGCACCCAAGTATTGCATTTTTTCGCCTACAGCAGATTGGAATTGTTCTTTGGTGAATTGGCCGGTATAAGATACGATGACTTTAGCCACAGATTTAGAAATTGGCTTATAGTCAGTAATTTGAAGAGTTCTTAATGACATTTTGTGTCTCCGCTAGTCTTTGTTGCGTTGAAGGAGTAGTACTTATGAATTTAGTTAGTAGTTTTATTTAGTGCTATGAATAGCAGACTTACTAGTTTCTATTAAATTAAGATTACTAATAAATATTTTTTCGAGTTCAGACTTAATTTTTGAAATTTTTACTTTAGGTTCTAAAACAGACTCCAAAGAATTTTTAAGTTTAGTAACAGAATCTCCCATAGTTTTTGCTTTGCTTTTAAGATCCTCTAAGCCAACTACTACATTTTGTAGTTCTTTATCTTCCTTATCTACTGGTAGAGTACCATTATTGGTAAACTCATCTTGTGGATTGCTAGAAATTATGTAATGTGCTGTGAGTTTCATCTTTTTAAGCCCTAGAAGGTTGTACCATCAGACAGGTAATCAAAGCTCCAAGTTACTTCCATATCAATAATAGTGGCAGCTTCCATACCAGAGAAGTCATACGCACCTAGGGATGTTGGAAATACTCCAATGAATTTTACTGTTTGTCCAATGGTAACTAAATCAGCTCCATACATATCCAATTCTAAAGTAGCCTTGTAATTGGAAGATAAGGCTCCTGTATTATTTTTCCAAGAGCGGGCTAAATCTCTCCAAGCCCGTAGAGCTTGGAACGTAGTGTAATCAATAGTTTCCAGGAATTTGGTAGTAAAAGTAGGGCTTTGGTAAGTCGCTCTTCCAGCTTCATGCTTCCTTATTCCAGCTAATTCTACAGGAATTTGTTCCAAGTCAGAAGTAGGTAGTTGAGTAGCGCGAACTTTTGTTCTTAAAGCGGCATTGTCTCCACCACCAGGAATTGCTGGGATGATTAGATCAAAAAACCACGATTGGCTTACATCCGGTAAACTAAAAAATTCTTGTGACGAAACACGTGGCATAGTGTTTGCTCCTTTGGTGTTCCATAATGTGTAGTAAACAGTACTTACCTTAACAAAAGGGAAACCCTCTTTTGGAGAATTTCCCTTTTGAGCTGTTGAATTTGTTACTCAACAGATTACTTGGATTTTGATGCTTTCTTTGCTCTAACGTACTTCAAAGCTGCAGCAAGGGAAGCTGCCTCTTTTAGTTCTTCTTCACTGGGTTCTTCTTCCATAGACATTCCGTCGTCCATTTCTTCATCACCAGTTTCGTCAACACCTTCAGCGGCAGCTTCTTTCAAAAGTTCTGCCTTCTTGGGATCAACGAAGCCTTCGTCCATATCAAAGCCTTCGTCCGCAGTTGCATTAGAACGCTCAATGATATCACATGCTTCGCCTGCATCATCTTCTTCCGCAGCAGCTTTCAGGAATTTAGCGGCTAGTTTAAACTTTCCTTTTCTGGCAGCATTGATTGAGAATGCCGCCCATTGTAGAGATTTATTTGCCTTCTTCATAGAAACTTACTCCTTAAAATAAAGTGTTAGGTTGAGATGTGAGTAGCTCAATTGAGCTACCCGCACTATTAACGAATTCCCTTAGCAATGGAACGGCTATTGGAAATCGAAACTGCCCACAGTTCAGACATCATCCAACCACGGCCAGGTTTACCTTCAATAGCTTGGTCAATTGGGGAAGAGATAATGCCGCCACGGTCGGAATACGCACCATGATTAAGCGGGTCGGAAATAACAAAGAATTCCCCTTTGTTCAGCACTTTGTGTTCAGGATGACGGAAGGCGTCTGTAGTAATGGTCATGCCGTACATGATAGCCAACTCACCAGTGAGCAACAATTCATGGCGAGCAACTGGGTCAATGGCGTTATAAAAGTCTGACTGACCAGTAATATCTTGCCACAAGTCTGTTGCCATCAGGCAATGAGCGTGCTTAAGGCCCCAACGTGCAACTAATTGAGCAACCGAGGTCAAAATGTAAGGGGTAAGCAAACCACCACCAACTTGAGTAAGGGGGTTATCAACACCAACCAAAGCATTAGCCTGATTGTACCAAGATTTATCTTCTGCAACCATAATAGCTTCTGTTGCTTCAACAAACTTTTCTTGCAAAACATCACCAGGGGAGCTAGCAAGCTCAACTTGAGTAATGAACGGGCGTGCAACCAATTCAAACTCAGGAGGAGTAAACCATTTATCCCGAGTGATTTGGGTTTCTACACGGGTTGGAGAGGTTGAAAAAGTTGCATATACGTTCTTTTGACGCAGAGGGAACCGTGGAATTCCACCATTAGCTACGGTATGCTTGGTCAAAAACTTACGTGCAAAACCAGTACGGGTTTCAGCCAAATAAAGTGCATCGGCAATCTTTTCGCCCAATACACGGTGAACATCCTTGTCATTGAATGCGGCTTCTACATACTGACGGGATTGTTCGCTGGTCAAGTTCAAACGGTGTGCGTCATTTGCTTGCATGAAGCGTACTTGAGCTTGCAGCAAGTCTTTCTTGCTACTAGCGTTAATTTCACCATTTGCTCCAACCATCTTAGCCATTGTGGGGCTCAAAGACAATTTTGCTAGGTTAATTTCGTTCATATTTAACTACTCCTTGTTATTGATTAGTATTAGATGGTTGAAGTAAAGCGCAAACCAAGGAAAGGTAAGCCAGTATTCAGAGTAGATGCAGTATAGGGACTAACACCCGGAACTTGCACTACAGCTGCATTGATAGCAACACCAGTACCTGCCTGCGACGTAACAATACCAGAAGCTGCAAGTTTAATACCGGTAACTGCAGTCCAGTCCACAGAAGCATCGTAATTAGAGGTAAACACAACACCTCTACGAATAACGCCAATTTGGTTTACCAAAAGACCGGGGTAATTGCCAGGAATTTGATTACCTTGTTGAGCATATTGTTGAATAGCACTTTGAGCATAGCGGTACTGAATAACGATTGCATGGCCTGCTTGCCCAACTGCCAAGGTAAAGGTAGAACCAGAAAGAGTTGCACCACCTACAACCGAACCTGCAGTTTGGTCGTAAACAACAAACTGACCAGCAACTGGAGTGTTAGAAACGGTAATAGTGTAAGGCGAAGAGCTTGGGCATGTAAACGGTTCTACGGCAGTTGCATATACATCCATAAAGGGAGCTGCGTGCAAGGATGCAACAGAAAATCCTTCAAACAAGTCTGTAGCGGTACCGGATGAAGGCAAGCTTCCCAAGTATTCAGAACCACTGGTACGAACAACCGCTTGTCCTTCACTGGTAAACGTTGCGCCGGCTAGCACAGCGGTTTCGCCAGAGTCAATAGCTTTTGTTAGGGGAAAATAAATCATCGTAAACTACTCCTTTGTTAGGTTAAATTAAAATACTGACAGGCTATTTGCTTTCAAACTCGCTAATACTGAGGTTGATTGCAATGCCTTTGCAGTTACAACATTACTGTTTTTCATGGGAGCAAGCAACGCTGCAACTGCGGGGGTTTGTCCAACTTCTAAACTGTCGTCGTCCTCTTCTTCCTCTCCACTTGGTACAGTTGGAGTATTCGTCATGTCAAAGGCTTGAACATAACCGAGTCTTACTTGGTCATTCCAGGAAGCTACAACCTTGGCTTTTTCCAACAAAGCCTTAGTATAAGTAATTCCTTCTGTTGCAAATACATTAGCAACCAAACGGGCAGCGCCCTTAACTCCAACAGCTTCTAATTGAGCTACCAATGAGTCTTTAAGGCTATTCTTAACATCCTTGAATACACCTTTATTGATTCCAACTGCAGCAATAGCCAAAGATTGTTCCAAAGCTGCATCTTTACGTTGGTTTGATTTAAGGTATTGCTGAACAGAAGATTCTACACGCTTAGTTACGTTTGCTTTAATAGCTTTATCCGCAATAGATACTTTAGCCAGTACAAAACCGGATTTAACTAAACCTTTTCTCAAACCATCTGTAGAAACGTTGCTTTTAACAACTTCCAGATATTGAGGAGTGTTATAAAGATCAGCAACACCGATCTTTGCTGCGCTTCGTTTAGTTAAGGTAGCAACAATACGGTTGCTCACAATGGCGTGAACGTTGGCCCCAACTTCCACCATTTCTGGTTCTACTTCATCATCCATATCATCTGCGTCTGCCAAAGTAACATCATCTGCATTTCAAAAGCTTCTGGAGACTCAAGATCTTCAGTTGCAGCTGTTTCTTCTTCTTCAACTGGAGGCAATTCTACCTCTCCACCTTCTTCAAAGAAGACAGGAAAATCTTCATCTCCTTCGTTGTCTTCCTCAACTAGTGCGTCATCTTCGTCATCAAATTCCGCAGTTTCTTCTTCTCCAAATTCCGTTTCTGGAACTTCAATGGTTGGAAGATCGCCTTCATCCAATGAGGAATCGACTTCTACCTTTTTCTCAAACTCACCGTTGGAATCATCGTCCATTTCGATATCTTTTTCATCCATATTGTTGAGTTCTTCTTCATCTTCCATACCTTCATTTCCAGCAACTTCCATGTGAAGGTTAGAACCATGAGCATCGGGTTCTGCAAGAATTCCAGCAATGGTTTTAATTGCATTTTTGGAAGCCTTGAGCTCTTTCGTTTCTTGCTCATTGTCTTTATGAGTGTTGCGTTCTGGAGTTGGGGGTTTTCCATCAGTAAGAATGTTAGCATCCGCATTCCTAACTGCTACACCTGAACGTTCTGCTTCACCTAGCGTATCGTTTCCAATATGCCCATTGCTTGCTTTAAGTCTCATGGAGTACACCTCATGTTAGTTAGTACAAAGTTGTAAAGATGGATTAACTTTAACTCCTTCTCAACCTTAAATTGTGGTTTGCAAAATTAAGCTTGTTTTTGTTACTTTTGTTTTTCGTCAACTTCAGCAAATTCTGACTGTTTAGCATTTGGTAAGTTACGGTAAGTAAATTTTGCAAGGTAATCTTTAATGGATTCAGCATTACCTATGGAAATACCGGATCTTACTATGCGGTTCAACAACGTAATTGCAGACTTTTTAGAGGCAATGGATACAGATATTGATGCAGGAGCACGTCTCCACGTAATTCCTGGTACTTGTACTGCAATTACTTTCTTAGTTGCTGCTTGATTTAGCGGCATAGTAATGTAAGCTTTGCCTGCAACCTTTCTCGTTAAACTAACTGATTTTTCCACTGACTTATCTTGTATTTCGTTTGCATCGCAGATTAAAGGATACATACGAACTGCCTTAGGATCTGCAGACGGTGTTCTAATCAAACGCTGCATCTGCTGCAATTTTGCCTGTGCTGGGACGTTGAGTATATGTTTGTGCGTTGTTAATCCTCCATTTTTAAGTTCGGTGGATAAAAGTTTCATGGCTGCAATGTCAGAACGGTCAAACGTAAATTTCTTAGCCTGCAATGTTGCTCCCCATTTAGCCAATCTTTCGGCATTTGGCACATACGCTTGCACCCAAGGCGAGTCTTTTCTTAAGCCCATTGCTTCTAATCTACTCTTTACAGCTTCGTCAGAGCCATAATATGATAAGTGCAAATATCCGTTCATTACTTCCAAGAACAAGTCAGCTTTAAGCTTTTTGCCAACTTTAGGCAGCAACTCAGGAGTTCTTTCCGCCTGTTCTTTTTCTCTTAATGCTTTTTTGGATAATGCTCTATTTATCATCTTTATTGGGTTAGTCTTTATAGGAACTGTTGTTTTGAAGCCTACTTTACCTGCAATTAGTTCCCGCATATCCTTGCCGTTTGTTTCTGTTCTTGTAATTAAAAACGCTGCTGTTATATTAACTACCATTACTGTGAAATCATCGAACCTTACTTTAACAGAACGGGGAGTATAGGTTCCATCTTTTAGTTTTCTAAACAATACTCCAATTATTACTCCATCTCCGGCATCACAATGAACAGGTAAACCAAGTAGAGGCGCTGCTAATGCTTTCTTTTGTTCTTTGATTGCTACGCTATCGTTTTCTTCTGTATCCTCTGTATCCTCTGCTGTATCTCCTGTTGAATCCTCTTCTTCTTCTTCTTTTGCAGCTTCTAATCCTAAATGTACATCCAACCGTACAAGACCAAGATCTTTAGCAGCATACAACTCGGTTCCTCTGCAGTAAGGAACTCGGCTTAGAATTGCACATCCTTCTGGGTCTTTAGCTTTTGTAACTAAGGTTGGTTTAAGTCCGCCTTCCTTAAGTTGTTGTTTGCAGTATACGTCAATGTCTTCTAGCATTAAGTCTTGCAGCATACTCATGGAATGCTGATAATCTGCCAAGTTTGTCTTAAAGTTGTTCATTGTTTTAATGTAGAACAGCTTCATAGGAATTACTGGCATTGCAGGTATGTTTTCGTACCTTGAGTCTCCAGTATTATCGAACTGAGCTATGGTTATCTGTTTGGCTTTTAACCTTGCGGCTTTAGTTACATCGTAAGTCGTGTCCGCAATAATTGTAAGGAAGAGTACTTGGTCTCGGCTATCCGTTGCATTTTTCAAATCTGGTCTAAAAATGCGAGAATCTCCTTGCTCTTGTTCCCCTGGTGTCCAGCAACCTTCTATTCTAACCAACGTAGAGCAGCCACCAGATTGAAGATTAAGGCCAGTTTCTAAACTATCCCGAATACCTATCATCCAGGAATACTTACTCGATGCAAACCTTTGTAAATCTTGTTCTTTAGAACTTGTCTTGTAGTTAATGCCTTTTGCTCTCAAGTCAGCGGGCATTGCCTCAAACAAGATGTTAGTTGAGTTGTTGTAGTTGGTAAACACTAATACTTTTTTACCATTTTTAGTATGCTCTCTTAAAATCTCCTCTAACGCTTTAGCTTTAGGAGATTTGAGGTCATCCCCAGTCAAAGGTTCTACCACTGTTTCTAGAGGGTCAACAATGCGTTCTCCCTGCTCGGTTATTGTAACCGCATGGAATCTTAGAGTTCTTCTTCCTTGGGTAGAAGGGTCTGTAATAAATTGCTCAAGTATGGATAAGTAGGGAATTAGCTCACCCTGTTCAGCATCAATATCCTCTTCGTCTTCACTATCCTCATTTTCTTCTACAGCTTTCTTTTTACCAGTTAAAACATCAATTGCTCTTTTAGCTTTACGGCCTTCTGCACCTTTCCCTTTTTCAGCTGTTTCTACAATGGAGCTAACCATTTCTTCAAAAAGTCCATCATAAAATTCTTTTTGCCTTTCAGTTAGTTGCACAGATAGAAAGGCGTCGTGACGCTCTGGTAGTAGAGAAGCCCACTCTTTTCTTTTAGCAGTAGCCCAAACTGTATTATTTTTAAGGTGGTCTTTTAGAGTAGCCAAGGAAACCTCTCCTGAAGTTCTCCACTTAATTACTCTATTACCCTTAACTTCTAATCCATACTTTTCGTTAAACTCATCTCTTGAGCCAAGAATAGTAGGGTCAAGTAAAGCCATTTGCCCAGGTAAATCAGATGGAGAGTCAGGATTAAGTGTACCAGAAGCTATTCTTTTCTTTTTAATATCTGCAACGAGTGATAGAACGGCACGGGCTCTTCCACTCTTTAAGTTTTTAAGAAAGTGAGATTCATCCATGAATACGTACTGAATACCATACTCCCTCAAGAATTCTTGAACAGGGTAAACAAAAACAGGAGTCGTACCGTAGGCGGTAACTTTTGCTCTATATTTTAGAGCATCGTAGTCAATTATGAGAATTGTATTCTTGGGGGCGTTGTTAAGTATTT